TCATCGGGTTGCGCGCTTGCTTGATCGCTTCCTTCATCAAATCGGCGTCGTCTCGAGCAAGCCTCATATCCTCAGCAAAAACAGGGATCACTTCTTTTTCGTCTTTGAACAAATCAAACACAAAACCTGCGGCGTCCTTAACACCACCAAGAGCCGTTTTAGTGAGTGCGAGCGGTGTCAAGTTCTCCGACATCCAAGTCGCGCCAGGTATTTTCTTGAACACATTACGAACGTCCATACCAGCGTCAATTACTTCGCCTAAACCACCTAAAGCAGGGACTAAAGACTCGCCAATAGAAAGCGACAGGTCCTCAACCTTGCCTTTAAGAACGTCCATAACATCGCGCAGTTCTTTAGCCCTAGCGAGTTCCTCGGGATTAATAACTTTTGCTCCAGAAACACTGTCTAAAGATTTTTTGAGATCGGTTGCACCCATGTCAATGAGCGTGGACATTGACTGCCAGCCCTTACCGAGCAGTTGGGCCGCAACCTTGGCTTTTTCTGCTGGGTCCTTAATGCCTTTAATGCGTTCAATGGTTTTAAGAAATGTTGCGTTGACGTCTAACGAACCGTCCTTAAGGTATACAAGGTCAACACCAAGGTTTTTAACTTTGTCCGGGTCTGCGCCAATGGTTTTGTTGAGGCGACCGATAGCGCCTTCAACGGCGTCAATAGGTACGCCAATGTCTCCAGCTGCTTCGATATAGCGTGAGGCGTCTTGAATAGATAAGCCTGTTGAGGTAGCAAACTTTTCGGCACCTAACGCCAAATCTTGAAACGCTTTAACACCGTCAAAAGCAAACTTGGCAAAAGCGATACCGCCAGCCACGGCAAACGTGCCAGCGTTAGCGGCCACTGAATCCATGACAGATTTTGAGCCTGCTTTGAATTTGTTGAGTCCGCCTTGAGCGTCACCAACCGAAGTTTGAAAGTTTTGAAATGCGGCTTTGGCGGCTTTGATTCCTTTGTCCTGAAACTCTGTGAGGATCGGAATGTTAATTGCCATTAGCGGTTCACCTTCATCAGTTCTTGATTCGCTTTAAAGATTACCTCTTTAATGACGGGCTCTAAAGCCTTTTGAAAATCTGGGATTGCTTTTTGGCCACCAGCCCAAACCATTCGCGACGGACCGCGACCAATCTTTTCGTTAAGTACGCCAGCAAAGTTCGGACGAGCACGCGGACCACCACGACTTCTATTGCCACTTTTGCCAGCCATGTCTGCGATCGCAAGCGCCGCACCTTTGGTGCCGACGGTAATAGTTCCAATGGTTTCATATTGAGCACCTAAAGCAATGTTTCGTTTGCGGGCTTTACGCGTGTTTGTTTTGACCACAACATTTTTGGTCTGTCCACTTTTCCACCCGGTACGCCACTGGCCGTCCATGCCTCGAGTCGGCGACGACGACGGCACTAAAGGCGTGATTGCATCAACCACAACTTGACCAAGTTTGCGAATTTCCTTGCCGTAAGCACGACGCAATTTAGGGTCAATGGAATTGATTGTGCGCAACGCCTCTTTCAGGCCAGTTGGCTTCAGATCAATTCCCAGACTCATCGTCGTTTCGCTTTCTCGTTATCCTCAACAATCAAGCGAACCATCTCGTCCACAACCGACGTTGGACAGTCCATCAAATCCAACGGACTGATACCTGTCCTAACTGCCAGCTGCGCTATGAGGTTGACGGCGCGACCTGCCTGCTTTTGTCTTTTGGGACGAAAGTAATGTCCCCTACCAACTCAATCCATTTGTTAAACACTTCAACGACCACACCGCTAGTGCGCACCGCGTCCCATGCCAACCATGCAAGAGCCTTAAATTTCATGTCCTCAAGAAATTGCCCGACGGACAGTTGCGGGTGATTATCCTCCCACCTACACGCAACACCGTAAGTGATCGGTGCTTCATGTACCTGTCCGTCAAGCATTTCTACTCGTAACGTCATTCCAATCATGTCGGGGCTCCTCTGTTTGTTGGTTGATTAGATCAGGCGGTGGTACGAACCCAGGTGCCCCCAGTGGCCGTCAATGTCATTGTATCGAGGGCCCCTGTTTGCGAGTTCACAACCATTGCGGTGCTAATCATCGCATTGGAAATCGTATAGTTGGGGTTTGCAACACCGACTGCTGCACTGGTGGGACTGATGACGATGGTGGTGTCGCCGTCGCCGAGTGCGTCGTAGATTGTTTTTTCAACGGCGGTTGCGCCGTATTCAAGCAGGACCGTTGCACTGACGCTCACTGTTTGGAGACCTGCCACGAATTTGTGTCCAGTATTTCCCATAACCGTTGCTTCCAGAGAATCGAAGCCTGCGTCCAACGAAATTTGAGTGCAGTTCAAACTGATATTGGTTGCACCGATAAGCATTTTGCCTGAGCCTTGGTAAACGATTGCCATGTTCTTTTTCCTTTGTTAGTTAGCGTGTCGCTGTGAGTTTGATGGTGAGGTCATAACAGGGTAGGTCTTGCGACCCGATTGTTGCGATGGATGGTTGTCCCGAGATGACTGCAATGTCGGAACCGAGAATTGTGTCAACGATGCCGAGGATGTAATCGGTTGAGTCTTGGTTGCCGGGTGGCGCACCAAGGATTCGAATAGTGATTGTGACGTCGGAAACTTTGGATGTTGGGTTTGCACCAAACGATTCAAACGACGGCAATTCAATGAATACTGTGAGCGGTCGTGCGTTGCGCGGATCGGTGACAGGTTTGAGTCCAAGGGCCGTGAGTGATGCGGCGACCGTGTTGATCGCGTCGGTGAAAATGCCTGCCACATTAAGCCACCTGACTGCGTTTGACGCCAAGCAACTGATTGACGCGACCGAGTGTCATCAGCGGTGGTCCGCTCATGTCTTGGAACGACGCGTAACTGTCTCCAGTGGTCCCTCGTTCACGATAAAGCCCTGCGGCGTAAAGCGTGGTTCCTAATAGCACAGAGCCATCAGGGACGGTCGTGAGACTGTCGTGGTAACCCGCTTGCACGCGACGCCTGAAACACCAAGCGTTAGCAGCAGCGATACAAGTCGTTAAAAACGCCGTGTCGTTTGCAGTTGCGCCGTCAATACCAAGAAATTCCTCAACGGGCGCAATCGTGGATAGCCAAGTACATGACTGCGTCCAAGTGATCGTTCCCGTGGCAGTATCGCGATTGACATTGTCGCCTGCGTTCATCACTAACAACTGATTTAAAATCGTTGCGTCGTAATCGAATTCGTAGTCGCCTTGGATGCCGACACCGTGGAAGTAGAAGGTTGGAATCGCTTGCACGATGTATGTGCCATTGAAACCGTTGCCAACATTTGCGACAACGATCGTTTGACCGATCGTGATGTCAGTGTTCTCTAAGGTCTGGAACACGGCAATACCATCTACGCGTTGCGCGTGTGTGACGGTGAATGTTGCCATGTTCCAGTTCCTTTCGAGTCGTTACTTAATCAGGCTGCGTCAACCATTTGGACGAACATATCGGCGTTCGCCATGAAGGTTGCGGCGTAGCCACGGTATGCAACGGTGCGTCCGAGTTGCGACGGAACTTCAACGCTGACTGCGCCCTTGTTCTGTTCGTAGAACTCGAATCCAGCGGCTGCGCCTGCTGCGTGACCGATGATGAACGTGCCGGGTGTGGTGAAGTTCTTGTCAACGATCAAAGACAAGCCAAGCGGGTTGCCGTTCCATGTGGTCGCATTTGAAGTGCCAGCGGCGTTCATCGGTGCCAAGGTTGGGAACAACGGACGGCCAGTTGAATCACAAAGGCTGCCGAGTTGGGCCCACACGTCAGGGCTGACGAAAGCGTGAGTTGGCAAGTAGTTGCCAGCGGTGCTGATCGTTGCGGCGGCGGCGTAGATGCCAGTGATGGTTGCCTGTGAATCGGTTGAATCCCATGACTCGGTTTGGGCGGTTCCGCTGGTGATTGCGGTGCAAGCGAGAAGGTCGGTTGCCTGACCGTATGCGATTGCCAACTGGCGCAACACGATGTCAACGCTGGAAGGATCGGCCCAGTCAATAGATTGTTCGGACAACAGGACGTACGTTCCGACGGTCTGCTTGTCAATGTTGTTGTTGACAACGGTGACAGTTGAAGGGTCCAAAGTAGCAAGCTCAGATCCTTGCACTGTCGCTACTGGCCTCACCGTGAGCACAGGTCGACGGAAAGTGGCTCCCATAGACGGCATTGAGCGTGCGCCAATTGCAGAAACGACTGGACGGATGGGGTCCAGCGAATCGTAGAGAGGCTGAACGATCGGGGTCGGAAGGACACCCAAAAGTGACGGATCGGCAGTCACGTCAGGAGCTGCGGCCTGAAGGCGTGAGTTGAACTCTGCAAATTCAGATCCGCCCTGAACAAACTTACTGATGTATTCAGCAGCCGTGGGCATTTTGAATTCGCGCTTT